ATATTACTGCACTACCAATGCTGCCTGTGTCGTCAGCAAGCATGAATCTCATTCTACCTGGAACAACACCGGATGAAATTGTACCTTCTGCTTCACTACGTATTTGTGCTGCTGTAGTATATGCAGAGCCGTCATAGGCTTGCCATCTTAATGTATAAACATGGTCATTGGTATTAATTACTGTTGGACTTTCAATTGTTCCACGTGTTCTTTGTAAGTCCATAATCTTACTTGCTGTAATAGCAGAAGCTGCTTTAAAGGTAGCATCTGCATTTTGATGGACTGTTTCCCCTACAAAATTTGTTGTAGATGTTTCATCAATTGCCATAGGTGTTACTATTGCACCTGATGCATTTCTTACTAAAAATGCTAATTTTCCTGGAACTGCACCTGCACTAATTGCACCAGTTGCACCTACTGTTCCTACAATACTAGCAGCACTAGTTACTGTTGTTCCGTCATATCCACTAAATGTTAATGCAAAAAGTTGATCTTCGTTTTGTACAGCAGAAGGTGCTGCCGCAGTACCTCTATATCTTACACCTTGACCTATTACAGCTAAAGTGTCGTCATGATATGAGTTTATTTCTAATGCAGAATATCCTTCGCTTTGACTATATGAACGTAATCTACCTTCGCTAGTTGTAGTACCTGCATGAACAAGATCGCCTGTAACTGTACCAGAAGTAAGTGTGTTAGCAGAAGCATCAAACACTAACGAACTATCATCTGCAACTATATCACCATTATACGCAACTGCATCAATTTGGCCATCTACTTGTAATCCAGTGAAAAAGCCGTTATTCCATCTTACACTAGGAGTACCTAAGTTGTATGCACTGTCTTGATTTGGTGTTAAGTTACTTGTTATAGCACCAGTAATGCTAACTTGGTCATCACTTGCATCACCTAAGTTAATATTACCTGTAGCAGTAATAGTACCATTAATGTTAATATTACCTGTGCCTGTAATATTATGTGTGTTTAAATCTAAATCTGCGCCTAGTGCTGGAGATGTATCACTTTCTAGGTCGCCTAACCCATTACCACCTACTGTTGTACCGTCACCGATATATAATTTTGCCGAATCGGTGGCATAGATTAGTTCCCCTTGTAGTGGGGTAATCAAAAGTCGATCTGCTTCTGTACCGCGTCTTAATCTTAAGGCCATTTATGTAACTCCTGGAATAACGTTATCTATATGTATTTATGTCTTTTTCCAGAATATCTATTTTCGTTTCTTCATAAACTGATGTGTTCTTTTTGTTATGTCTTGCTTAACACGTTCGGTGTCAAGCCTAAAATCAACGTTCGCAATAGCATCTTCGTACTCTGCGAATAGTTCTTCTAATGATTGTTCTATGTTTAGATCTGTTTTGGCCTTAGATTTTTCTACGTCTATTTCCCAAACTTTTCCATCGTGAAAAGTTACCCGGACACTATGCAAATATTCCAAAGGAACAACTTGAACATCGACGTCTTTTAAAACCTCAGGCCAAACATCTACTACATGCTTGGGCAAGTTGTTTTTAGGCACTTTCGGGTTTCTTTGCTCTTTTCTTTGTAGGAACAAGCGCCTCTGCTTGTTCTCTTAAGGATTTTGCTTCCTTAAATAATGCATCTGCTTGCGAACGATATTGAGCTGCTAGATCTTCATCGGACAACACTCCGTCATTTGGTGCAGGAATTGTTTGTGCAGTTGCTAGTGTTTCTACTTCTGTTTCTGCTGTAGCTGGTGCTTCAGTAGGAGTTTCTGTAGAAGCAGGTGCTTGCAAAGATAATTCTTCTAAAGTAACACCTTTTTGTTCTGCAATTACCTTGTTAAGTTCATCCAACATAATTGTTGTATGTCTGTCAGGAGTCATTTCTACTTCAGCAGTAGATAGTTTAATCATTTTTCCTGTAGTATGAAATGCAGACAACATAATTCTACCATCGGGCAGTCTTGCACGAGCCATTGCCTCTGCAAGTTCGTTAGCATGTTGTCCTGCATCAGACTCAACTAATTTCATAAGACTGTCGTGTGAATCAGCTTCGAGATTTTCAGTTGTAACTACAATACAGTTTTCTGGTTCGTTAGGAACAGTTCTGTATGCTACAATTACTTTTCTTTGATTTCTTTTAATTCTACCTACGTGTTTTAAAGCCATTATTTGTCTCCTTGGGAAGCCCCTTGTTGCTGAGATTGTACAGCATTTAAAAATGCATCTAATTTATTATAAATGCTACCAACAGTTACCATTTCGTTCGGCTTGAATGCACCACGCTGACTTGCAACATCAATTACAGAACGCAATTGACCTAAATCTTGTACTGTTAAATCAGGGCCTTGTGGCTGTTCGGGTGCCTCTGCAACTTTTTCAGTTACTTCTGCTTGTTGTTCTTTATCGCTCATATTAATCTCCTATACTATATATATGCGCACTTTATTTAATGATACTTTAAAAGTGGGCAAGCTAAATTGAAATAACTTAGCTCTCTTGCTGTTTCAAAACCTACTTTAATTACTACTTCAATGCCTTCGTCAGACTTTACACCAATATCTCTACCAATGTAATATCTGCCTTTTAGATTATCGACTATCCATTTTTCAATGCTTCTTTCTAAGTTATAACTTAAAGGAAAAGACGCATATTCAAAATGAGGTGGAAGCATCTTTAACTTCCTTATGCCAAAGAAATTTAATGCATTTGGTTCTTTTAGTTTAAGCAACGTCATCGTAATGTGCAGTCAATCCAAATGGTGCTTGTAATTTTTTATCAGCATTACTGTGAATTAGAAATACAGTATCGCAGTAACTTTCATCACCCCAGCTACCCCACGGATACCCATCCGTGAACATAATAAACTTTTTAGGAGTAATATCGTTTTCTTTCATGTATTCCCAATTAGTGTCAAAGTTGGTACCACCACCGCCAAAGATTTCATAATCTAATAAATCGTCGCCGCCGTCTGCACTAAAGTCTTGTTCGTTATAAACTTCAGTGTCAAAGCACCATAATTTAATTTTGTAGTCTTTAAATTGATCCATGATGCCTTTGATTTCGCCTAAGAAATCTTTGGCTTGATCGTCACCAATTGAACCTGACATATCTAATGCAATAGCAATATCAATTGTATCCATGTAGTTCATTCCAGGCAGTATAGCACCGCTATGCCAACCTTTACGTGACGGACGACTAAATGTATAATCGTTACGGATTGTACTTTGAATTTGCTGTCTTAACAGTTCTCTCCAGTTCATCTTAGGCTCGGTAAGCTCTTTAATCATGCGAGCAACTTCACCCGGAGTGTTACCAGCACCTGCGGCCTGTGCCGCCTGCATCATACCTTCTTTAATTTCGTCTTTGATCTTTTTTAGATCTTCTTTTGAATACTTAGGTTTTTTCTTAGATACGTTACCGTCTGGACCATTACCATTTGCATCATTATCGTCTGACGAATCACCTTCTGCATCAAGGTGTTCATCTAATAATTCTCCTAATGCTTCAATTAGTTCTTTACCATTCTTTTCTGCTTCTTTAAACAATTCATCATAGACTTCTTCAGATGTCCAACCATCGTATTTAAAATCTTGGTAGCAATCAACAATTTTAGGTTTTTCACCAATTCGATCACGAACTAGTAAATTATTAACAATATAATCTGATGCAATATTGTGTAGAATAGGATCTCGATCTTCTCTGCGTCCTAAGTGATCAAAAACGCAGTGCAAAATCTCGTGTGCAATAACAAACTCAATTTCTTTGTTTGACATTGCGTTAAAAAATTGTGTGTTAAAATATAAGTTGCGACCATCTACTGCCGCAGTAGGCAACCATTCATCCGCTGCCTTAATACGCAAACGAGTTGCCATATTACCAAAGAATGGATGACGGAGTAGCAAACCTACCCGTGCAACAATAATGCGGTCAAATACATCTACACGCATTTCTTCTAATTCTTCTGGAGTAATGTCTGGGTTAGGTTGCCAAAGTTTTGTACCCGCTACGCTCATAGTGCCATCCTTCTAACTGTTATGTATATATTATACATTATTTACAGTAAATGTCAAGAGAAAATGGACGTTTTTATTGAGAACGTCCAAACTCATTTATTTAGGCTGACTGTGCGGCAGTAATATACTTGCCATAACGGCTGTGGAATTCATCAAAACATTCCACTTCGTCTGGGTCAATTGGCAATCCATATTGCGTAAGTGCAAGTTTCATGCCCATTACAACTAGTTCAGTATCAAAGTTATCCATTGCAAAACGCAAGAAGTTATTAACCTTGTTATCGAACTTTTTGTCGCCGCTGTCTGACGACTCTTTTAGTTCGTAGCAGAGTGAGACTGTTAAGGAATACATGGCACTGATTTCTTTAGTCTTTAGCTCTTTTACTTTGCCATCCAAAATATCAGTTGGATTAGGCATACTTGCCGCAACCTTACGGTGAGCCATAAACTTCACTGCAAGGCCTTCGCCTACTGCACCACTAACTAGGTCTGTAGTGGTATTCTCGTCATCGTCATCCTCAAGAAGTTCGGAAACAAATGACCAAGAACGGGGTGTAGCAAATGAACGACTTGGTGACTTAGGATCAAAGTCATACAAGTCTTTTTTGCTAAATGTTAAAAAACCTACAACATCATTGTGAATCTTGTTATCTACTGCCCAAGCAAACCAGTCATCAAATGATACTGCAAGTTCCAAATGCACAAAACGGTTTGCCAACGGAGCAGGCATACGGTAAGTAACACCTTTATCTGCTTCGCGGTTACCTGCCGCAACAATAAGAACGTTGTCTGGCAGTTTGTACTGTCCTACACGACGATTAAGAATCAACTGGTATGCTGCCGCTTGTACCGCAGGCGCTGCCGAGTTCATCTCGTCTAAGAACAAAATAATCCATTTATGTTCTGCTGCCATTTCTGCATCTGGCAGTTCTGCTGGCGCCGCCCAAACCATTTTGTTATCGTTAGCGGCATAATATGGAATACCTTTAATATCGGTTGGCTCCCATAATGACAAACGGATGTCAATTACATGAGCCTCCATTTCATTACCAATTTGGTGAATGATATCTGACTTACCAATACCTGGAGGTCCCCATAAGAACAATGGGCGTTGTTTCTTAAAAGCACGTTTAATGCTTAACTTTGCCTTGTTAGGGCTTACTGTACGAAGTACTTGTGATTCCATGATGTATTCCTCTTTTTAAGTGCCATTGCGTTATTTCTAACTATGTATATAGTATAGCACCTGTAGAATAAAAGTCAAGAAGTTTTTTGCCAAAAAGTTAATCTTTTTGTCGCTTTAATGCTTTAACTAATCCGTATTTACGGATGTCTCCTGAAAAAAGATGCAGCTCTAATGCTTTCTTTTCGTCAGTTACTATAAGAGCTTTTTTACCTAAGTAATATGGGCAATCTATAAATTTATCTAAAAATATTATTACTTGGGTAGTAAATTCAAAATTTGGAGGATAAGGAACGTCATAGGTTTGTAGTTTTATTTCTTCTACTACAAACCTAAAACCTTCGTCAGTTAGACGCAAGCCGCCTTCGTTTTTTGATCGTGTATTTTGCCACCATATAGGCAAGAATTCTTTTATAGTTGCCTCGTTGATGGCTTTGTCGGCTTGCTTTAGAAAGACCTTTGTATATGTTTCTTTCCAGTTCATTCAAGTATTTTTTCGCCAGATGTTAGTTTAACAACTGTAAAATCTTCACAGTTAAACATATCATTTAGCTTCTTTGCTAGATTATGTGCATGTCCTGGATTTGAAAAAGAAACCTTTTTATACTTAGGTCCGGGATAGTTGGTAAGCATATTTGCAGATTTCAAATTAAATGGGGCATCGTGATAAAATACTGCCCAAATGGCTTCTGCTTGTAAGACCTGTTCGGATTTATAAGTTTTTTTATCTACATGTTCTAACAATACGGTCGGTTTAGGCCTACTCATATGCGTTTTCCTTTAAATTATATACGCATATATTTATCTCAAATTTAAGTTATATGACCATATAACTACCAACCTGACTTTGTAGATCCTATTTGAACTTGAATAACTTCATCTTCGCCTGAGTTTTGTTTTGCAATCAATTCTTCTAAATTACCTTCAAGTCTAGTCATTACTTCGCCTAGTGTAAATGCTAAACGTTTTGCAGTTTGAATGTCAAGTTTGACTTCTTTTGCTCTACTAGCATCTGCTCCTTTTACAGTGTTAATAAACTGTTGAATAGGAGCAGTATTTAAAGGATCAGATTGAATTGACATTTGATAATTCCTGACGCATTTCTAACTCAGTTTTGAAAGGGCCTCTAGTTTCGTAGCGTTCAACTGTAATTAATTTTGGACAGAAAGATTTGACCCAACCTTTGTCAAACTTAATAACATAGTATCCTGCACAATACAAACTTTTTGATTTATCACTTTTAGTAAATAAAGGCAACTTTCTTTTTACGTCATACATAGAATTAAAAGGAACACAACTTGTAGGAAAACTATGAACTTCTTTTTGTGTTTCTCTAATTTCGGTAATTTCTAAATTTTGCCATGTTAAATCTGAACCAAAATTTCTTTTTAATTGCTTTTCATTATCAAAAAATCTTGTACCAGTTGAACTACTAAACAAAAAACGATCATCATTCATTGATAGTGTTCCAATATTAATACCATCGCCCTCGACAATCCAAAACTTGTTTTTTAAAATCTCTTTTGCTTTAACTTTCACTTAGGATACCTCGCTTGTAGTGGAACTGCATATTGTGCTGCCTGATCTGCAATACGTTGCATATCCCATTTAGCACAGAACTTCATAAGACGCATACCTACTTGTGATATGTCCTTAGGTTCTACTTCTGCAATAGTGTTATTAATTATCTCTTTTACATCGTCGGGTTGTGCAGATAAATCGCATAATGTTACATTGCGATTGTAGTCGTCCAAAACACGGTGCTCAACACCGTTATGATCAACCCAACGCTGTAACATAAGGTTATTCCAATTATAACCTTTCGCGGACTTATCATCAAATGCTTCAAGTAAGCCAACTTTATTCTTTGTACCTTTCTTTCGAACGCCTGGATAAGCGGAGAAAACGTTGTCACTTGTATCACCTCGCATACATTTTTCAAATAGTAACCATTCAGGATTAGGTGCTTCCTTAGGCAGTTTAGTTTTCTTGTCTATAACTTCTTTGCCTTTGTCGTCAAAATAACCTTCGTGTGTAATTGTAACGTTTTGTATACCATTGTATTGACGTACATTAGGAGCAATCAATTGTGCAAAGTCACCGTCTGTACTAATAATAACATGATCGTCATTAGGATGTGATTGTACCCAGCCTGCAATCAAATCATCTGCTTCAAGTTGCGGATGACGCATAACAGTACAATTAGTTTTTGTATCAATAAATTCTTTAAACTCGTCAAAGATTTCCCAAAACACTTTATCTTCTTCTGCTTGTGCAGGAGTCATCGCATCGCGAGTTTCTTGTCTATTACGCTTGTAAGGCTCGTAATAATCTTTACGCCAACTGCGTCCTTCTAAGCAGAACACAACATGATCTGCATCAAAGTCAGTCCACGCTTTCTTTACACCATTTAGTGTAATGTGCAATGCCATGCCAACCTTATCATCTAGACTGCCACGTACTACATGACGAGCTCTAAAGAAAGTGTTTGCTGTATCTACTAAAACATATGTACTCATACTAATTCTTCCACAATTCCTAATGCTTCAGCTAGTATAAACAATATTCCTGCACTTGTCAAGTTTCCTGCTACCAAAAAACCGCCTGCACCAATTCGTAATACACTTTTAACTAAACTTACATAAAAGTGTCCTTTACTTGTGTCTTTAGGTTGTATACTCATCCGATTGAACTCTTATTTTTATCAATTGGAACTACGTTTACAAATCCCATCTCTCTATCTGTATCTAAACCTTCTTCAGATAGCATTTGTGTTACAATAGTTCTAAACCAAGAATCTACAATTTGTTCGTTAGATTCACCTTTATAACCTGCGTCAAGTAACTGTTCAATGAATTCGTTATTCCAATCAAGTTCAAAAAAACCGTTACGAATGTTATCAGGATTAACTTGGGTATCTAGTACAGCAACCCATGCCTCTCCTTTAGCAGTTGCTTCTTCTTTTTCTTTTTGTAGTGCTTCTCTACGAAGATCTTCAGAAGTCTTTTTTACATCAACTTCTTCTGCTGTAATTTTAGGTTTTACACCTAAAGCCTTTTTTAATTTATCCCAGTTCATATACCTGCCTCCCTAACTCTATCCTCTAGAGTTTTTGATTTTTCTTTTTGTTTCTTTTGTTCGTCAGCTTTGAACTCATCTGCATCAAAAGCATTCTCAAGTCCCCCACGCATTTCCGAATAGGCTGATGTGGAGTCTTGGGGTAAATCTCCATCCTCTTTCCATACACGCTTCGGCAACGTCTTTAACGTTGAGGGAATATTCTTCACTGCGTCCGCCCAGCGGCATAAGGTATACCGGACATTGTACCCCGGCGTCTCTGTAAGCCTCCACAGCCCTAGTAACTTCGTCAAAATCATCTTGACTAGCGACAACAAACTTGAGATAAAGGTCACTGCCGTCAACAAGGCTATACTCACGAGCAACATCAGGCAATATAGCAGTTTCCCAAGGTTCTCCTGAAACACTAAGTTTTGGGGAACAAGACCACGTGACTGTAAATCTGTCTTGATCTGTGAGATAGTTGAAGAAATC